CCCCCTTCCACGCTTATTTTCTGAAGATAATGAATTTATTTCATCCATAGAAATTGTACTATTGTTATCAACATTGATGTTTTTATTTTTATCTTTGTTTAAATTTGACAATATGTTGTCAATATTGGCTGTTTCAGGACCTTTCATTTCTTGTCGCATTTGTGGACGGGAATCTCTGGGTTGTTGTTGCGGCGACGGAGTAGCCATGTTTTGACTATTTTGACTACCAAAATCATTCATAAAGTTACTTAGACCGGGTTGATTATCTTCCATCGAACTCATTGCAGCCTTTGTAAACTGACTCATCAAATCCGGATTTTGACGCATAATATCATCCATGCCAGGCAAAGCCGATTTAAACATTGTATTGGTCATATGGATCATAATACCAGAAGACGCTAATTGAAATAATAGTTTGATTTCAGGCGCCATTTTTGCCTTTGATTTATACTTTTCATGTAATTCCGCAAATATCTCATCATAATCATCAACATTTTCATTTATTTGCTCTGACCACCCATCTAATTTAATATCAAATGGATCAAATTTGCTATTTAAAAACTCAAGACCCGTGATCATCGTGGTAAGAACTTTACCTTGAAATTTCATAGAATTTGATTTTTCTTTTTCGTTTATCAAGAACTCGTATTCTCCTTTCATCTCGTCCAAATCATTGTCCATAGAATATTTCTTGCTTAAATTCGCACCTTTTTCTTCTAATGCCTCTAATTTTCGCAACAATTCAAATTTTCCGCGCAGTAATTCTTGTTCAGTTAACTTTGTAGACTTTTCATTTGAGGTCTCTATATTGATCTGATTGATATCTTTGAAACCGTCCCACGAGTCCATATTTTCATCCATCTTGGACGTCCCCTTTGCTATTTCAACCGCAGGTTTGTTTAAAAAACTATTCTTTGCCTTATAATCACCGCCAGTATAGTTTGTTGAAAATTCTGGTTCAATGCTTATGGCATTCAATTCATTCAAATCGTTCAGTTCTTGTTCCATTGATTTATTACTTGAGTCGCCGCCGCCATTTTGCGAGTTTTTAACTTTTTCGTTCATGAGCAATTCTATACCGTCTCCGAGACTTGAGCTTACCGGTCTAATATCGTTGTCAATACTTTTGTCTATGCTATACGAATCTCGTGGCGTGTTTGACAGAGCATCCAGATTGATCTCCTGGATATCCAACGAAACTGTCTTGTCATCACTACTCATTTTATTTAATATTTTTATATTAATCTTTAAACTTTAACTAATTTCATTTATTCTTTTGTTTCTTCATCTATACCTTCATATACTGAAGTTGACAGATGACTGTTTTTGATGGAATAATCCAGGACCTGTAAAAGACAATCAGATAAGTCGTCCTTTTTCTTACTCTTTTGAAAGAAAATCAACCATTCCGGATATTGCTTGCTGCATATTTTATCAGCAATTACCTTACTCAGTTTCTTTCGCTCGGCATATGTCGTCTTCTTCTTACCCAAAAAGTGTTTCAATTTGTTAACCGCGTTGTAATTTATAATTTGTTCGTGTTTGTAGTTTTTAGTTACAAAAAACATAATTAATAAGCTCTGAATTGATTTCATCTTGATGGCGTTTTGACCAATTTGATTCTCTATAATGATTTTGTCAAAGACAAATTTCTCCAACAATTTCGTCATGGCTTCATTCATCCGCATTCCAATCTTAACATTATCAACCTTACACGCGTTTTCATCTTTTTCACATAGTTCCATGATATTCCAATCAATGATAGAAGATTTGCCATCCACCTCTTCTATAGAAATTACTAGATACGCTAAGTTTCGTATTCCGACATCAATCGACAAAAACAACATTATTATTATTTTATAAAACTAAATAGTTATTAAATAATAATATTTATTATATGAATATTTTATCAAATATATTTTTTACTTTTTTATTGTAACTTTCGTATCATTTACTTGAAGAGTATTTGGGACATAAAGATTGCTCTGCTTACTATATGCACGTTGATTACTTTTCATAACTTCAAACGCAGTTTTCGTCATAAGTTTGCGATAGTCTTGATTTGTTGGTAGAGCTTTGGATTCCATGTCTATAATGATTCACTATATTTTTATTTATTGTACATCTCCGTCTTCTAATTCTAACGCAATATTTGAGGCACCCTTCAAAATACTGATAATGTCACTTTTGTTCATTGAACTTTTGGCATGAACGCCCTTTCCAGCCAGAACATTTTTTAACTCTTTTACAGTCATTTTTTCATAATTTTCATCTGTTGAATCAATATTTGTTTCGGCAATCTGGTTTTCTACACTTTCTGGTTCTTCCACGCTTTCCGGTTCCTCTACACTTTCTGGTTCTTCTGAAGTTTCTTGATGCCCCATAAAAATGTTTTCAGATTGTTCAATATCTTCTTCCTGAACACCTTCGTATTGTTTGCCGTACTCTATTTGTTTAGAGTCTTCCTCTACCGGAACCATATTAATCATGCCTGAAATCGTTTGTTCGTCGGTTTCTGACTCTTCTTCTAATATCGATTCATCGTCGCATTCCGAACCACTTTCTTCATTTGTTGTATCAGAATCATTATTATCATTATTATCATCATCGTTTTCGTCGCTACTATTTTGATTCAACTGCGTTAAATCTAATCCACTCATTATATTGTTTGCCCCCATTACAATAGAGTTGCTTTCATTATTTACAGCCATCATATTGTTTTGTTGCGATATCAACGTATATAACGTTTTAGCTTGTTCTGATTGAGAGTATTCAAGATTGTCAATCTTACGTTTGAAATAATAACAAATGAGTGCAATTAATAGTAAATTGATCAAAACTCTTACAAAGAAACCAGTTATATCAAGTAGATTTGATAACATTGTTCTTTTATTTTATAATTTTGATTTATATTTATATGTATTTTTGAACGAAATATTATTTCAATAAATCTTCCGGATATTCTAATTGTTCTAAAATCTGATATCCACCGTTGATTTTAGATATACCATTTACTAATTTATAACAATACTCCAGTTTACCATCTTTGTTTTGGTTCACCATCATTTTTTTATTTGTTACATTTTCGTTTTCTTCAAAGTTTTCACATAGATTGATATAGTGTGTGGTCAAAACATAGTCTACATTTGTCTTGTAATTATTCAACCCTTTCAAATATATTGTAGCACATAAAACAGCATCGCTCGGATTTGTCCCGCTATAAATTTCATCAAAAATACAAAAATGTTTTTTATTCTTATTTTTCTCAATAAATAAAATAATTTCCTTACACCTTCTTGCCTCTGCCTGAAACAGACTGTCGCGGTTTGAGGTGTCCGGTATATTCAAATAAGAATGGTAATAATCATACAACGACATTTGACAGCGAGAGTAACAACCACATCCCAAGCTTTGAGATAAAAATAGATTTAAAATGGTAGATTTAATTAGGGTTGTTTTTCCAGACGCATTAGGTCCAGTAATAATCAAATTCTTTCTCAAACCAATATCATTTGAAATATTTGACTCGGCAATGTGAGGAATGTAATACCCCCCCTTTATGATTGGTTTCGTATCTTTTTTGAATTTACAAACATTCAAACGTTTCTCTTTCAATAAACTAGACGCATTGTACATGTCGTGATTATAGTTATTTAGATACATTAGAAAACCAACAGTCTCGTCGTATTGAGAATCGTGATATATATCAAAATTACATTTTAACAAAAATCCAATTTTACCATATTTACTCATTTTGTCTTTACACTCGCAAATGTTGTTCAATTGAATCTTCATTTTCCCAATGTTTGCCTTGTGATTTATCATAACATCATTAAATTGGCGAAACGTCTTCCTTTTCCCAGTGTTCTGATATATTGTATCTATTAACTCTTCGCCTTCATTCAAAAAGTGCTGATATTTCTTGGTAAAACGAATCATAAATTCGGTGTTCTTGTAAAACTGAAAGCAAGAAATGATATTATTATAAACTGACATGAAATAGAAAAATATACTAGTTACCAGATACAAGTTGCTCTGGAGAGAGTTTTTGGTGAAATTCAATACACCCTTAATGATATATTGATTTGTTATTATTTTTTTGACAACGTTTAAATACTGCGAAAATCCCAACCGTAATCCTTTTATATAAAGGACAAAATATGGAATAATCATACCTAAAATTGGAGCTAGTAATGAAAATAGTGGGCTGCAGAAATTGTATAGTGCTAATGCTTGGAGAAAGGGTACAATTGTGTTCAAATATTGAAAACGGTGAAACTGAACATATTGATATTTTGATAAAAAATTCTGTTGTCTTTTAAAGTCAACATATTCTTCTATAAAATCATCCATAGTATTTTCATGATATTTGTATTTTTTCAGAACTTTCTGAGAATCTTTCAAGTATTTTTCATCTAACGAATGCAGAGACGACCATTTACCTAACAATAAATTGCATTTACTTTTCTTCTCCGCACTTTGATTATAAATATGATTCAGTATATTATTGCTCGCGTCTGGATTGATCTCCAAATCTTCTTGAACAACGTTTGTTAATGTTCTGTGCTTGCTATATTCAATCGGATGTTTGAACTCATATTTTTGTAAATAGTCTATGTAATTTTGGTCCATTATTAATTTAAGCGCGCATTTATTTTTGAATACTTTAACTTATTTTGATATAAAAATTTCCATA